GATTCTTGTGCAGCTGGATTTTGTTTTGCTTGTGATGAACTAATAGCTGACGATAAAGAACTTAATCCAACTACTGCGGCCGTTGCAATAGCTGTGTCTCTTGCGCCTCCTGACCCTCCACTCTTTGGAAAAAATGTTTGAGATACTCCGCTTACGTTTGTGTTACCAGCAGCACCAATTGCTCCAAGTAAAACATTAAAACCTTCTTGTCTTAATCCTTCAGAACTTAAATTTCTTACATTTGCAACTAGACCAGCGGCAGCTAATCCAGCTTGTAATGGACTAGTAAATCCTGTACCTTGTGTAATAAATCCAAACAGCTGAGAAGCAGTTCCTAGTATTCCTCCTAGTCCGCCTCCACTAAGCATACTTGGTGTTACGTCATAGTGTGATTGATCTCCAAATCCTTTTGGATTACCATTAGACCCTGTCTCTACATTTCCTCTATCGTAAAATACTGATTCATACATAACTGTAATTGTATTTTGCATAGTAGTTGTACCATCAGCAGAATCAACAGTATCATGTTGCCAATCAGTAATAATAGGATTAACTAGAGTATAAGTTGTATAAGACTTTCTTGCCATTTGTGAAATTTGTATATTTTGGAAGAAAGGAACTGTAGAATTATTGTCTAAACCATAGGCATGTGTATTAGCGCCTGCACCTTTGTAAGTATTATCTCCAGCACCGGCTTTATTAAATGCTCCTGGTATTTGTTTATAATTTCCATCAGCAAAGTAGTATCTATAATAAGCTTCTAATAATGCTGTAGTAACACCGTAATTATCATCATGAAATGTGATAGTTACTGGATTATATTTTATTGCTGTTTGTACATTCTTTTTTCTGTTGTACTTGTTTTTTGTTTCAACGTCAGCACTAAATTTTGGCAACTCTGCACTTTTAACAAGCATGCCAATTTCTAATTCGTGTTTAGCTTTTAGGTCAGGTAATATACTTGCCGCTGCTGGATCCATTTGGAAAAAGCAGTGATATAGAAATTTTGTATGTGGGGCTAGTTTTTGATTTTCTGTTACAAACAGTCTACTAGCATGTGCATAGTCGCCTAAATTTCCTTTAGGGCTTAACAATCCGTCAGCTAATTGTCCTAAAAATCCGTTGAATGCAGACATTATTCTTTTCTCCTGTGCTAATATTTATCTTTATAAATTAAGTGGGTAGATAATTCAGTCACAAAAAAAGGAGCCTTAACAGCTCCTTTTTTAATATTTTGTTATATTTTAAACGCCGCCGCCTGTAATAAGCGTGTTAACTGTACGTGATACTGCTGTACCAATACCTGTACCTTGCGGTGATTGTATTGCGTTATCATACTGTATTTCAAGTGTTACTCTCATTGGCTCGTTGTTCGCATAAGCTAGTTCATTGTAATTAGCATTAGTTACAAAACAACCGTATAGTTCAAAAGTTTCTAATACGTTTGGAACATTCGCGCCGTTGCCGCCGTCTAAGATTTCAATTGTTGTTGTAAACTTATAATCTTGTCCTGATGCTGCACTCGACTGTTCAAAAAAGTCAAATTGTTTCTGTAACTGCTCACCAACTAATTTTTGTACATTATTACTAACGTCTTCACGTAAGTTAATAGTAATTGGTGACCAAGTATGCTTACCTGCTAGGTATGCTTTAGAATTGTATACTGGAATCTCAATTGGTTCAAAAGCAACTGTTGGTCTTGTTACATCCACTACTTGTTTTGTTAATTCTGTAGTCGGTGTAGTTACACCAAAATTTTGCAAAGAAACTCTAAATCGATATTGCAGTTTTGGCATTAACAAGCCCTGATTGCTTGCAGAATCTCCGCTTGCTAAAGGGACTGTAATTTTTGATAGTGTTGAAATAGACATTTAGTTTGCTCCTGTTATAATTATATTTATCATATTAGAGTCCTGCAATTTCACCAGTATTTTTAAGTCTTAATGGAATGTAAATAAACTCCACAGCCTTAACTGGTTCAATAGCTATATCTAAGTAAAGCTCGTTTCTATCAATTCTTGCTGGTGTATTATTTGATTCGTCACACACAACTAAGAAGTCATATAACGCTCTTTGTCCTACTAGTTCTAATAGTAAGCTCTCTGCAGCTCCTTTGATTTCATCTCTTGTAATTTTATCATTAGGCTCAAAGATATAAGGTTTAGCAAGTTTTGATAATTGACTACGTAAGTAGATAACCAAACGTGCTACGTTAATTCTATCTAATGCACTTGTACCCCTTGCACGAGTTTTTTGACCATATGCTACTAAACCTGCTCCTGTAATAAACGTAATAGGATTAACATTTTGTGCATATAATGTATCTCTTTGGCCTTCGTTTAATGATACTACATTAAATTCGCCTTCTGCATCAACATAACCAGTTGAAGTTGCATTAGTAATACCACCTCTTCTAATACCTGCTGGTGCAAACCATGGATAACTAACCTGATCACTTAATGCTATTGTTCTTAGCATCATATGACTTGGAGGAATAACAACGTTGTTGCCGGCATTATCACTTGAGAATCCCCATGGATAAAACATTCCCATATATTCATCTCTTGATACAAGACCGTCTGCATTATCTTCTGGTGCTAATGCAGCTATTAGTTGCCCAGTTGTTTAATGAAGTTGCATCTGCAGGTAATGTAGCTGGACTATCACCTACGATAAATGCACTTAGACCTCTATCATAATTTAACGTAATCATTTCGCCAATTAGTTCTGGATATCCTGGTGTTGCCATTAAGTTAAACAATCTTGACTCATCATCTCTAATGTCTTGGTTGCTGTTAACTAATGATTGTAACGATTGTACAACAACTTTACGTTGTGCCTTAGCACCAAAACTACCTGAACCGTCTGCTTGGTTTCCTGACTCTGTAACCCATCTATGTGGGTAATAGTTTTCCATTGACTCGTCATTTGTTCTAGCATTGTCACCATTTACATTGACCCAGTTGCGTTCAAAACGCTTAACGTTAAATCCGCTTCTACGTAAGTTCCAAAGTAACATACCTTTTGGATATAGTGACGGATCTGGTGCGTCTGCATCTAAGAAGTTACTTGTAAGTAATTCATCAATGTCACTAGCTGTTGATAATGATCCTGCTGTTGCCCAACGTGCATCTGCAAATAGTACTCCGTTTTCAGTAGTTTGATCTGCTGAATCACGTAGTTCCCATCTGTTAGCAATTGGTGTATTTAATTTATTTGCATTAAACACATAAATCTGTGGATAGCTTGAAAGTGTTGCTGTGCTAATCCAAACATCACCATGCTTTAGTGTAGTACCATCACTTTGTAATATTGGTGTTGATGCTGCAACAATTGGTCCTGCTGGATCTGTTTGTTCTTCTTCTGATGCTTGGTAAAATGGACTTGTTGAATCTAAATAACCAACCCAAGTTGTACCGTTGTGTATCATTAAATCAACTTCATCAACAATTGAATTATACCATAAAGTTTTTGCAGCTGTTAGTGCAGTAATTTCAGCTTCACTAGCTGTATACGCTAAAGGCTTCCATTGACTTGCTTGAAGTTGTTTTGGATTAGTTGAACCGTCTGTGCCTGACACATAGTAAAGATTTGGTGTTCCACTTGTTGAACTAACAAATGCTGTAAATCCTGCTTCAGTTAAAGAACCGTCAGTATCAACAAAACGTATGTCACCAAACTGTGAATGCGAAATAGTAACTCTATTTTGACTATCAACATCTGCTGTTACGTTTTCAATATTTGCACTTGTAATTGCTGCTGCAAGTGTGTCTGCATCAGTAATAGTACCGTTAAATGTAGCTGATACTGTAATTGGAGCATTAAACGCTGCTTTACCTGCATCTGTTGAAGCTACAGTAAATGTCTTTGCACCTGCTGTCATAGTAGAAGCAAGAATTTTACTTCCTCTTACTGATGTTACAGCCGCTGCTTCTCTTTTGAATATTTTATATGTTCCTAACGGTTGTGCATCACCTGCTACATTAGTTTGAACATACAAAGCGCCTGCAGCAAGATTCGCTCCGCCGCCTGCTAAGTCTAGCTTATATAATGCTTCTTCGTTAGATGCATATAATGGTGCTGCTACTGTATCAAATAATAACGTTCCGCTATTGAAAGATTTAACTCTAAATCTTGCACCTTTGTTAGCTTCAGTAGTTTTAAACCAAATACTACCTGTTGGGCGTGTATATGTATCTGAAGTCTTCCATTCTGGAATTGATGTATGTGGACTAACTTGCAATGCTGGTGGATAATAAGTACCCGCTGTAATTCCAAGCAATGTTAGTGTAGCACTATCTCCTGCTACAATAATAGGACCGCCTGTTGTTGAGTCTGCTGCACCTGAAGAATTACCATCACTGTAAATTTCTAATTTGCTGTTTACTGATGCTGCAAGTATACCTGGAATTGACAACCCGTTTATAGTTGCTGCAATAGTTGTTGTTGTATCTACCGAAGTAATAGCAATTGAAACACCATTAAGTGTAATTGTTGTGCTTCCTGGAAATGCTGGATTAGCTTTTGAACCTTGTACTGTTGGCCAACTCTTCATCCAATCTTCGCTACCCAACTGTACCCAAGTACCAGCAGTTACACCAGGGGCATTACCTGCTGTTTTGTACCACATAGTATTAAGTGTTGTTATAGCTACAACTGCATAATCGCCAATTGTTCCGTATGAAGTTTTAGGAGCACCTGGTGCTTCTAAACTACCTGTTACATATGTAACATCTGTAATTACGCTAGGTACCTTGTTTGAAAAGCTCTGTCCGCCAGTTACTGTAACTGCCGCTGAATTCCACTCTTGGAGACCAAATGTTGTAGCACCTACATCAAACCAATACGCACCATTTGCTGGATAAGCTGCTGGCGCAGTTGCTTTTGGTTTAAGTTCATTTGTATTAATGTCTGCTCTAGTTACCCATGCCGCATTGCTAACTCCTAAATATGAATAAGCTGCTTGCAATCCATATTCGTTAAGCTCGCCTGCGTGTACTGCATTGTTGCTTGCATCTGTTTCAAATACCGGATCACCAAATGTATCTGCTAAATCTCTTTGAGATGTTAACAAGAATGGTTTTCCTGCATTTGCTGTAGTTGTTCCTGTTGCTGTTCCTGTACCCGCCGCGTTCTTTTTATCTTGAGCACTCACAACAAATATCATAGGTGTTGTGCCTGGCTCTGCCGGAGTATAAAAACTCTCGTCGATAACGCTTACTTGTACGCCTGGTGAAGTTAATGCCATTTCTTTGTCTCCTGTTGGAATAGTTATTCTACATGTATTTATAAGAATTAATTGAAAAACACCTAATATATACTTAGATAAAGGGGCAATAAAGGGGAGCTAAATACAATATGAGACCTTTATGCGTATGCGGCCAGCGTCCTGCGGCTATAAACTATAAAAAAAACAACAAAACTTTTTATCGAAAGAAGTGTGAGATATGTTCTAAGTACGGAGGTATTGGTCACGGTATACCTAAGTGGAAGCAAGTTGGATATGAAAAGAAAAACACTTGTGAAAAGTGTGGGTATACAAGTAAACACAAAGAACAATTTAATGTGTTTCATATAGACGGGTCATTAGATAATTGTAGGTTTAGTAATTTAAAAACTATTTGTGCAAACTGTCAACGTATTATTCAGAAACAAGGTGTTCGTTGGAAACAAGGAGAT